GTGGTGAGCGCGAGCTTTTTTTGATATGCTCTAATTTTTACAGAAAAAACAAGGAATACACGATGCCGAAACCGAAGGGAAGGAAGAGCAAATTCACCGAACCAGTACGAGAGCGAATAATCGAGGCTCTCCGGGCTGGTACTACTTATGAGATCGCTGCTCAATATGCAGGCATCTCCAGATCTACTCTCTATGAGTGGATTAAGAAGGGAGAAGGATTCGAAACTGGGCTGTATCGTACTTTTTACGACAATATAAAAAAGGCAGAAGCAGAGGGAGCGGTAGTACATCTTGGAACGATAGCCCAAGCCTCGAAGAAGGATTGGAAGGCCGCAGCCTGGTTGCTAGAGCGTAGGCATGGATACTCAAAAGATGGGGTAGTTAAGGAAGATAAAGAGATAAAAGAGGATCCTCTTCCATCAAGTATGCTAGAACTCATGAAGATCCAAGCGCAGGAACTTAGATCCAGTATGGCCAAGGCAGAAGCCTCCCAGAGCTGGCAAGCATATGCAGCTCTCCAGAGGCAGCTCCTCCAAGTAGTACAGCAGATCAGACAAATCGAAGCGGAAGAAGGTATGGGAGATGAGCTCGAAGGCTTAACAGATGAGCAGCTCTTAAGCGAGATTACTTCTGCTATCGTATCTCTACCTCCAATCCTTAGACAGAGGCTGGAAGGTACGATACACTCTATGCAAGATGTACTCCATATTCCCCAGGTGAAAAAATGACAATACTACAGATAATTCTAATCTCAGCGATGGGAGGCTCTCTTCTTACTACTGGAGCTCTCATAGCATTAGATAACAAGAGTAAGAGATGGGAGAAGATATCCACAGATCAATCAGAAGTTATCAACAGCTTAGCAACGCTGCAGAACTCAATCCATAAAGAGGAACTCGATATCCGGAAGAGTCTAACCGCTCCAGATCTTATCGAGGTTCCTTGCTCTGCGGACTTCATATTTAAGAATGGAGAGGGACTCTGTAGAGAGATGTTCTGTAGACTCCAGACCAGAGAAGGAGATGGAGCCTCCCAGAGTGAATGCGAAGAGATCGCTAATCTCAATAATACGATATCTATTCTGAGTGAATGTAAGAATATGGAAATAGAGATAGAGCAATGTTTAAAAGTACTGGATACTCGAAAATAAAGGGAATCTGCGAGATATGCGGATGTAGTCCTTGCGATTGTCATGGGGTAGATAATGAATTTCGGATTATGGGTACAGCTGGAACTCATGAAGCACGAGAAGAGCTTGAGCTGGTTAGCTGGCAGGATAGGCTCCCATCCTTCTCTCCTTTGCAAGTGGAGAGCAGGCTTATCCAATCCGAAAACAGAATACTTCTTCCTAGTATGCAAGGAGATCTCTCTTCTGAGGAAGGAACCCATAGAGAAAACAATACGAGAAGGAGCGAAGGCTATGGGGATTAAGTTCTAATGAGCATCCGAGATACTACAAAGAATCTAAGGAGATTAAGGAATCGAGCAGCGCAGAATCCGCTCGCTTATTTTTGTCCTACTCCTCCCCAGGAGGCTTGGTTAAAGGATCCAAGTAAGATAAAGCTCCTCCTCGGAGGTAACCAAGTAGGTAAAACCTACGCTCAGACAGCAGAACTCCTCTATAGATGCCTTGGTAACCATCCCTATCTAGATACAGATCCTCCTCCTATCCAGGCCTTCCTTATTACTCACTCTCACCAGCAGAGTGTAACGATCCAAGAGAAGCTCTATGCGATGATTCCTAAGGATGCTCTCCATCCCTCCTGCGAGTTCGTACCCGGTAGAGGCTTCCGGGGTATCCATCCAGTAGTAAGATTTAATAATGGAAGCATGATACATATTAAGACCGCTAACCAGGGGCTCGGATTGGCTTCTGCTACCGTTGCTTACGTTGCAATCGATGAGCCCGTATCCGGTGAAGTATGGGGAGAGCTCGCTGCTCGCGTTCTTCGAGGAGGAGCGGGAGGAACTACTGGAACGATAGGTATAACAATGACTCCAGTAGGCCAGGATGTAACCTATCTTAAGGAGCTAGTAGATCAAGGGAGAGTAACTTGCCATAGAGCACCCTTAACTGTAGAAGCTACAACTCCCAAGTACTGTAAAGCGATCATATCTCAGGCTCAAGTGGATACAATCTCTCAGACTTACCTCCCAATAGACCGAGCCGCGAGGCTTAACGGAGACTGGGTAATCGGTATACCGGAGGGTAGAGTATTCGATCAATTCTCTGAGGATATGATCTCTAAGGAGGCTGCTCCATTTGGTAACTATTCCTTCTGCATTGGAGTAGATCATGGATCCCAGCCCAATGCTCAAGTAGCAATCTTAGCAGCTGTAGAGATGAGCGATAGTTCTAAGCCTTGGGTCTATGTTCTAGATGAGTACGTATCCGGATCTGCTCCTCCGGAGGCTCATGCTAGAGCGATATTGGAGATGCTGAGTAGAAACTCCATCGAGGCTGCATCCTGCAGATGGACCGGAGATAATATCCATTATGGAGGCTCCGGAGGTGGGAAGATGAGTAACTCTCTTTTAATGAAGGCCTTCGAGAGAGTTATGGGTTATCCTCAGGGTAATCTCCCCTTCCGTATTCGTACAATCAAGAAGCCGAGATATAGTGTATATTATGGGAGTGCTATGATACACTCGATTATGGCCCGGAGGCAATTCTTTATCCATCCTAAATGCGAGCGGTTAATCCTCTCTCTGCAGCGGTGGACAATGAAGCGCAACCAATCCGCGAGATCTCGCGATGAGTGGGGGCATTCGGTCGATGCTCTCCGATATTGTATCGTTCCTACCCTTGAATCCAGTAAAGCAAATATCCCCGGTAAACTAAGGATCTATTGATATGTATACTAATCTCCCTATGAAGCCTCTAGCACCAAACCAAGAAGAGCAAGATAGATGGAATCACTCAGCACTCCGCAAGCGTATGATTATCGGAGCATGGGAGCAAGATCTAGAAGATGAGCTCGCTAGGCATCTTCCAGCAGATCGGAGAGAGGCTTGGGGCCCTGCGGATCTCTCCTCCAATCCCTTCGAGCAGATCACTAGACAGTTAAGCGTGCTTTATCATGAGGTCCCAGCAGTTACTAATCTTAACGGAGATATCTCCGATCTAGTATCTAGAGAGGGACTTGTTACGAAGGCTGGACTATGGCAGCTCATGCAGAGAGCCCAACAGATGGTAATCGGACTCCGAGAGAGCGCGATCCGCATAGATGTTAATCCTCACGTAGAAGGGGCTCCTACTATTGCACCAGGTATACAATATCGGATCGTTACTCCAGATCTCCTCTATTGCGAAGCCCATCCGGACCAGCCCGATATCCCAGTATATTATCAAGAGTCTAGACTCCGAGAGCATGAAGGGAAACCAGTATGGGTAGCAGATGTACTCGATATCCGGAATCCAGAGGAACCGATCTTCGGAATGTATGAGATTAATAAGGATGGAAGCCTAGGAAAAGATGTATCCGTAGAGTTTATGGGACATCCTACCCACAGAGGAGCGGATTATCCGTATAGAGATGGAGCTGGGAATCCTTTCCTCCCAGTAGTTCTATACCATGCAGAAAAAACAGGGTTTTTATGGGATCCGTATAACGCTTCTCAGATGGTGTACGGTTCTTTAACTTCTGCGGTTCTATATTCTATGTGGGTACATCTTGTTAGAGATGCCTGCTGGAGTCAAAAGTACGTAGCCGGATTATCTGTAGCTGGACTCTCACAGATAGATCAGAACGAGATAGCCCGGAGATCTTCTATTGCTACGGATCCGAGCTCTATTCTAGTATTTACTCAAGATCCAGATGCTCAAGGCCAGCCCTTAGTAGGCTCCTTCTCTATTCCTACGGATCCTCATGCTCTGTTAGAGTCAATCTCTAAGTATGAGATGAGAGTAGGATTAGCAGCTGGGCTCTCTCCAAGTGAACTCAGCAGAACGAATGGAGATCCGAGATCTGGATATGCTCTCGCAGTATCGAAGAGTGGACAGCGGGAAGCCCAAAAGAAGTTCGCTCCTGTATTCCGCTTGGGAGATGAGGAACTCTTAGCGAAGACTGCTCTCTTAGCTAATCGCTTCCTCGGAACATCTCTTCCAGAGGATGGATACCGGGTATCCTATCACTCAATGCCATTAACTCCAGATGAGATGCGAGCGCAGAGAGAGGATATAACCGCGAAGATGGCAGCAGGATTAATCTCTCCGGTCCAAGCGGTTATGATGATGTATGATGATATGGATCAAAGAGAGGCTCGAGAGTATCTTCTCCAGATCCGAAGAGAGCGAGCGGAGTTCTTATAATGCATTGCGAAGAGTGTAAAGAGCCCATCGAAAAGATAAAAGATTCTATCGTAGAGTGGATCTCTTGCGAGGAGTGGGCTCTCTCTATGTATGTTAGATTGGTCCATCCGGGCTGCTGCTACTATGAGAAGCGGAAGGAGATCCTCGAGGAGATGAATGCTAATGATCATTGGCTCCCGGTAGTAGATATGGAGGCTCTCTTAGATATTGCATTCGAGATGCCTTGGGATGATAAGCTTCTAGCAGAATCCTCATTTATTCGATATATTACTCAAAGAAACCAAAAAACCAGAGGTACATCTGATGAAAACAATAAACCATGAAGGGATAGAGTACGTACTTAAAGCAGATATCGAAGCTGCTTTTAAGGATAGAATCTCTAAACTAAGCGCGCGAGCAATCCAAGCAGAGGAAGTAGCCAAGGCTCTTCAAGACACTATCGATAATCAAGCCGGAGAACTTACTAAGATCTCTACATTACAAGAGAAGGTATCTACTCTCGAGCAATCCTTAACGGATGCTGAGAGCAAGTATAGCCGAGTATCCATGCTAAGCGAGCAAGGGTTCACAGATCCAGATCTTCGAGAGGCTGTAGAGTGGGCATATCAGAGAAGTAAGAGCGAGGCCTCCTTGGAAGATTGGATTAAGGGGATTAAAGATAATCCAGCTGAGGCTCCAATAGTTTTAAGACCTCATCTTCTAGCGAAGGCATCTCCAGAGACTACAGCAGAAGCCGCTCCGGGTGCAGAAGCCGCTCCCATCCAAGCAGAAGCGGTAGAGAGTGCTCCTCTCCTTCCTCCTCGAACGAATACAGGAGCGAAGCCTGCTCCGGTACAGAATGGAGATATCATCTCTCGAGGTCTTAAGGATGGAGAGTTCTATGAGCAGAATAGAGATGCCATTATGAAGGCCTGGAGACAGCAGAGAACGCGATCGATCTAAGATCTAGGAGGTACAATGTCAATCGATCTACAGGGGAGTAACACCTTCCCAATAGTGAAAACTATCACAGTATACCAGACAGCTACAGAGATTCTACTCCCCGCTAATGCTAGGCATCTGCAGATAGGAGCCCAGACGCACAAATTGTTTTATTCTACTATTGGTACAGATGGATTAACTCTTGGAGCGGATAAGGACTTTATAGCGAAAGAGGCTAAGCAAGTAGTCAACCTTGGGAGGGGTAGAAACAAGCATGATTCTATTTTTATCTCCACTCAGACAGCAGGCTCGGCTACTGTTACTCTAGTCTTCTCGGAGGAATAGATGCTCGGATATATACCCAGCGTAAACTCGGAGCCCTTAATACAGAGCTTTTCTAATACCAATCTAATAGTGATTAATCATAATTTTGGATATAAACCGATGATCCAGATTATCCTAAGTGATGGAACGATAGCAGAAGGGTCCGTTACTCATAATAGCGAGAATAGAGTAACTATATCTTTCCAAATTTCACTCTCAGGAGAGATTTTACTGAGATAGTATATAGAGCGAGGGAGCATCCCTCTTAATCTATATATGGAGTTCAAAAATGCAATTTCTTGCACCTACAAATATCTTCGAGGGCGTGGTCCAACTTAACCAAGCTCCTTCTGCTGATAATCACGCGGTAACTAAATCTTATCTTGAAGCTAATAGTGTAGTCGGTATCGCTTCCGATTCTGCTAACTATGCCGAGCTTGTTACAGAAGGTGGAGATCTTAAGTTAAAGCTTAAGCCTCTTACTATTACAGATGTAGCCGTAGATACTTCTGCTGCTTCTCTCGCTGCTTGGGTAAGTTCTAACTATACTTCTGGAGATGAGAAACAAGAAGGTGATATCATCATCTTGACTAATGTTTCAGGTCGCGCTCAGACCTTTATCCATAACGGTGGAACTGCTGGAACTACTGGTGACTTCGCAGAGATTGAAGGTGGAGATGTAACTGCTGCTGAAGTTCGCGCTGCTCTCTCTGCTTCTGCTGGTATTAACTATAATGCTAGTACTGGAGAGTTCACTGCAGATCAAGGAGAAATCCGAGGTCTTTTTGCTGCTGGATCTGGCTTGGGCTATGATGCTTCTAACGGTACATTCTCTCTCACTGCTGATAGCGATGGTATCTCCGAAGGTTCTAGTAATCTTTACTTTACAGATGCTCGCTCTCGCGGTGCTATCTCTGTATCTGGAGCAGGCATCTCTTATAACTCCGGAACCGGTGTTATTACTCTCGCTGCTACTTCTGATAACATTAGCGAAGGCTCTAGTAATCTTTACCATACTACAGCCCGCGTAAGAAGCAGTATCTCTCTTGGGTCTGTATCTTCTCCAGATGTTCAACTCTTGGAATACGATAACTCTAACGGTCAAATGAAGGTCCGAGCTTCTCAGGTCTTTGCGCAGTTCGCAGCGG